ACTCCAACAAAGCTACTCAACTTGCGGAAATAGCCAACACGGAATTTTTAAGCCCACGCGTACCCAAGACTATCATGAATAGATCAACAGGCTACCACGAGGGGCACCACGTAAAGCAATTTAGCACAATTATCGGAAGTATTCAGGCTAGGCCACACATGAGAAGGCCTTACAACTCTATCAGTGCTGTACATAACAAGCCGTCTGCCAAAACCTTCATTAAAGCTATGTGGCTATTGGCACTTGAGTCCGAAAATATAATGAAAACCGTAGCCCCTGATATTTACAACAGGCAGTTGAGTATATTTGAGCGGTATGTGGATAAAAAGTGGAGATTTGGAAACATTTTTACATCGAGTATTTCGAACTTCAATATTGCCAGCGGTTATCACCGAGACACTGGAAATATTGAGGGATGCGTGAATGTTATCATCGCGAGGCGTGCAGATTCCACGGGCGGTAACACCACAATCCCAGACTATTGTGCTACCGTTGACTCAGCTGACAACTCAATGTTGGTTTATCCAGCTTGGAGAAACGTTCACGGCGTGACTCCAATAGTACCAACAAAGGCTGGGGGATATCGCAATAGTTTGGTGTTCTATCCACTAAAGGCGTTCCTAAACAAGCATGAAAAAGAAAAATGAACTATATGAAAAAGCTCTGGAATTGGTACGCACAAAGAACCTGCTTTTTATTGAAGATATTGTCGCGTTCCTTGGTATTGCCAAGCCCACATTTTACAAGTATTTCGCTGTAGAGTCTGACGAATTGAACGAACTAAAAAACGCACTAGAGTCCAATAGAGTCAAGATGAAGCAGAACATGAGGAAAAAATGGTATGAATCCGACAACGCTACGTTGCAAATATCCCTTATGAAGCTGATAGGTACAGAAGAGGAATACAGCCGACTATCAAACGTTCAGCGCGAAACTAAGACAACAGCTGAGCCGTTTGTGATTAAATGGAATACCTTTGATGGAAATTGAGGTAAGTTTACATAGCGGCCAAGCAGAAGTGTTTAAAGAGCGCAAGAGATTCAATGTAATCAGGTGCGGCAGGCGATGGGGGAAATCTCTACTTGCTTTCGCTTTAGCGCTCGAAATGATGGAGAAACCAAATCAGCGTGTGTTATATACCACGCCCTCGTACATTGAACTCAAAGGACGTTTTAACGATGCCGTGAAGTTATTTGCCCCGCTTGGAGCTAAGGTGAAGTGGGGTGAAATAAGTCTCAACGGAAGTGTGTTAACTATGGCTGGGATATGGAGAGCGGACGGCCTACGTGGGAACGCTTACCACCGAATGCTGTGCGACGAATGGGCATTCTGTGAAAACGCTGAAGATGATTGGAATTTTGTTCTCTCACCGATGCTTGCGGACTTCAAAGGGGATGCCTATTTTCTATCAACCCCGTCTGGCAAGAATCACCTTTCGATGATAGATGGCTATGAAAATACATTCGATGATTGGAAGAGTTTTCATTATTCCACATATTCTAACCCGTTTATTGACCCAACTGAAATAGATAGGCAACGGGAGCAACTACCGTCAATTGTATTCGCTCAAGAGTACTTAGCTGAATACGTTGACAGGGATGCGGCTAAAGTGAAAAGAGAATGGCTTAGAGTTGATAATTCCAAGGCATGCGTTTCGTACTTTATCGGAGTTGATCTAGCAATAAGCCAAAAGGAATCAGCTGACTATACAGCTATTTGCGTCATAGGTGTGACGGAAGCAAAGGAAATAGTTGTAGTTGAAGTAATTCGTGGCCGTTGGAGTTTCATTGAGATAGGTGAAAAGATTGTACAAGCTGAAGCGAAATGGAAGCCGAAAGTGGTTGCCGTTGAAAGTAATCAAGCTCAGGCTTGGCTAGTACAGGAGTTGAGAAGAAATACTAGGATGAATGTCTTGGGAATACCATCAACTAAAGATAAAATGCTGCGCTTTCAGCCAATAGAGGCAAGATATGAGCAGGGCTTGGTTTACCACGTTCCTCATCTATTGCCAGAGTTTACAGACGAGTTGTTATCATTTACAGGCACGAAACAAGATAAACATGACGATATGGTGGACGCTCTGTCAATGGCTTTTTCAGCTATCAGGAAAACTCCAAGCATTCATGTATAAACTAGGATAGAACATGGCACTTTACAACAATATATTAGAGCGGGTAAAGTTCATAGCTGGCGGAAAGGCTGAACTACGCAACAAGCCGCCGTTCGCTAGGTTCAATGAATCACGCGGATTTACATCAGTTACAAGCGGCGATGAGTTACGGGCTTCAGCTTATGGAACGGTTTTTTCATGCCTACAGCTCAGAGCTAATGGCCTAGTCACTGCAGAACTCAAGCCGTTTCGTGAATTAAACTGGGAAAAAGAAGAGCTAGCCAATTCTCATTGGGTGAATCGGCTACTAAGCAACCCGAACCCGTTTTATACTTATTCTCAAATTTTCAGAGCAATACAGAACTGGTATGACATAAATGGCAACGCTTTCGTGTGGACGCCAACACTCGGCCATGACGTTCCGCTACAGATGTGGGTACTCAACCCTACTAGGATGCGGATTGTACGCGGTGGTGATAATTTCATTAAAGGTTACGTTTATCAATCCGTAAATGATGGAGCTATCAGCATACCTGAAAACGAGGTGATTCATCTAGCGAATATCTTTCCCAGCTCTGCCAAGCCAGACGAGCTAATTGGTATGAACTTATTTGGTAAAGGCTTGGTTCATGCGGCACTACCTTATGCTAGTATTGACATCGAAGTGTCGGAATATCTTCAGCGGCTGTTCGATAACAACGCCGTTCCACCAATTATTGCGAAGACTAGCGACACGATAGATGCGGAGACTTGGACTAGCCTGAAGGCTCAATGGAATGAAAACCTGCCGAACTATAAACTGAAGGCATTGCTAGAGGGTGGACTAGACTTGGCGCTGCCACCAGAGTCGCAGATAAATGTATCATATGATGCTGTAAGTCGTGACGTGCGTGCTCAAATCGCTCAAGTTTTCGGGGTGTCTTCAGGCCTATTGACTGGAGAATTCACGAACCGTGCTACAGCAGAAGTCCAATATGCTGTGTTCCGCCAACAAACTATTGACCCCGTTGCGAAATACGTGGCCGAAGAATTCACCCGTCATTTTAGAAGATTTGAAGATGACATCCTGATAGAATCAGAGCCGTATCAATTTATTGACACCGAACAGCAAATAAAACAAGAAGAGTTTGAGCTACGCTATGGAATACGCACAATAAATGACTCACGTAGAGAGCGCGGGTTTGATCCCGTGCCTCAAGGGGACTCAATACTTGTCGCAGGTGGCTTAATTTTACTTGATTCAATAACTACTATGCCTCAACCACCTACCGTTGCACCTAGACAATTTACGGTGGCAAAAAATGGTATCGAGCCGCGCTCGTTTCCCATCGAAACCGCTGAAGCTCGTGCGGAACATTGGAGGCAGTACGATGACTTGGCTCAATCAATATCCCGTGAGATTTCCCGCACGGTGCTCCAATTCGTTGACAATATTAAAAATGAAACTCTTGATAGCGTTGAACAAGGCGGCGAAATATCCGAGCAGGGCTTGAGTAGCGCAGAAAGGTCTAAACTAGAGAAAACACTTGCTGATACTTCCAACAAAGTTGTGTTGAAAGTGCTCTCGGAGTTTGGTATGGGCAAAGAGGATTTGAGCGGCGAATTCGGTAAAAATCTGCAAGAGGCAGTAAGGTCTGTTAATTCCAACATTGTTACCAGTGTTTCGGACTCTATGGACTTGATAAAGCAAGATGTCATTGAGACCTTATCTGAAAACGCCACGCAACCCGTGGAGACTTTACGCGAAATACTTGAAAGAGAGTTCAATTCACTATCTACCACGAGAGTAGCAATGATTGCCCAGACTACTGCCACTAGCGTCACAACCGCTGCGCAAAAGTCTGTATTTACCAGCCTTGGAGTCAAGTCCATGTGGAATACGCAAAGAGACGCCAAAGTACGTGCTAGTCACAGGGCAATGGATGGACAAATTCAAAACGAGCTTGGCTGGTTCAAGTTCCCCGATGGCTCATATATCGACAGGCCTGTAGGGGATGCGCAAGGCGGCACGAATGTTAAAGCGGCTGATGTAGTTAGGTGCCGTTGCTATTTATTTCCCATTAAGGACAAAACGAAATGAACGAATTAATGTACAGGGAGCTGAAGCTAGTCAAAAAAGACTACAACGGCTCTGAATACGGTGAGCAAGAGAATGAGAAAAATGATAAGGGTGATGGAATATTCACATTTGTAATTTCCACCCCTGAAATTGACCGATACGGAACCATCATTGAGCCTAGTGGTATAGACTACACGGCGTACATGAATAACCCCGTAGTGCTTGCTAATCACAAGAGTACTGAGCTAGCAATCGGCAAATGTCTTGGTTTCTTCATGAACGGAGACAATCTTGAGGCTACAATTCAATTAGACCTTGAAGACGATGAAGCATGTAAAATCAACCGTAAATTGCGAAATGGGTACATGAATGCTGTATCCGTTGGGATCATTCCGATAAAAAGTGAAGATAAGACTATTGAAGGAGAGAAGGTCACAATTTACACAGCTTCGGAGCTAGTTGAGTTTAGTGTTGTGACTATACCAGCAAACCGCGAGGCACTAATTAAAAAAGGCTTTCAGAATCAGCAAACTAAAGCATATATTCAAATACTTAACCAATTAAAACAAGAGGCACGTATGTTAACTCCAGAGCAAACTGCGGCAATTACCGATCAATTGCTGCCAGTTATCAAGGAAGCGGCTCTCATGTTCTTCAAAGATGAGTTGGGAATACCAGAAGACTTGGCAACTCAAGCTGCAGAAGAGGGCACACTAGCCATGGCTGAAAAGGTCATGAGCGTGTTAAACCCAGAGACCGCGCCCGAAACTACCCCCGAAACTCCAACAGCGCCAGCAGCTCCTGCTCCCGAAACTCCAGCGGCCCCAGCAGTAGCAGCATCGTTTGAGGTAAGAGCTGGCAAGAAGATTGCCGCTTCCACACTTTCTCTCATCATGGATGGCTTAGCCATGATTGAAGAGGGGAATAAAAAAGTAAAAAAAGCTGTATCCATCGAGCGTGGCCTAGACATCAAGGTAGGCAAGATTATGACAGCAGATGATTTATTGAACACAATTTGATAAGGAAAAAAAATGAGTAATATCATAACAACCACAAAAGATGAGCTCTCTAAAGCTATCGAAAATAAGGCGAATGAGCTCGCAGCTGATAAGCTCCGCTCAATGAATCCATTGAACGTTCCCGCAACTGGTTTCGTGAAGGTAAAGGCCGAGCATGATGCAAAACGTGACCAAGCCCGCATCGTAGCAGATTACATTGGGGAAATTGTCAAAGGAAACATCGGTAAAGCTGAAGATATTGCAAACCGAGCCAATGAAA